CAGGATTATTCCTGAAGAATGGTTGAAGGAGAAGGGCAAAAACAAGCATCCAAAATTTATTAAGTTTGGCGGCACAAAGGTGAAAAGGAGATAGAATATGGACATAATGGATAAACTATCTAAGGAAATACACAACGAAGATTTCCTCATACGTGTCAGACCATTCGCTGATGATGATGGTAAGTGGTCTGGCGAGGTTGATATATCAATCATGGCAATGCCACACAATCCTATGGATGACGATGACTACTATCAGGTCATGCACTTTGCCAAGATGATGTGCGCTGCAGTACCTGTCATGGAAGAGGTGGAAGAGTTACGCAATATTGTACACGAATATGTAACGAAAGTTATTGACAACGAAATGGATATTGATGTAGATTTAGAGGATGCGGGTAAGGAAGCATACTCTGGTCACACTGTTGACGGTAATGTAATACACTTGCACTTTAACACTAAAACAAAGGGGTCAGCATGAGTAGACATGAAGACTACATGAAAGCAATGATGATACAAGAGGAGTTACGTATGGCACAAGCAAATAAACAAAGTGATAATGTTGTTGATATGGTCAACAGCCCACCACACTATAACCAGACAGGCATTGAGTGCATACAAGCTATCTCTGCCGCTACTGATAAAGGATTTAAGTATTACCTGCAGGGTAATGTTATGAAGTACCTTTGGCGATTTGACTATAAGGATAAGCCGTTAGAGGATTTGCAAAAGGCCAAGTGGTACTTGGACAGGTTGATAGAAGAGGTTATGGCGGATGAGAGTTAAGATGTTCATAACCATTGACATTGACGAAGAAGAGTATCCCGTCCCTGCCGATGGGCAGGTGGGCGAGGAATTAGAGGACGGTATTCAGGAATACTTTTATGACATTGAGGGTGCCGACATTAGAAACATTAGAACGATTACGGAGTAAGAGATGATTAGTAACACACTTCCCACAGACTACCAGAACTTCATAGCACTCTCACGTTATGCACGATGGAAAGAAGACGAACAGCGTAGAGAGACATGGGGCGAAACAGTTGAGAGATACTTTGACTATATGGAAAAGCATCTTGCTGACCAGCACAACTATGCACTGCCAGAAACACTACGTGCAGAATTAGAAGAAGCTGTACTCAACCAAGCTATCATGCCTAGCATGAGGGCATTGATGACCAGTGGCCCCGCACTGGACAGATGCCATGTTGGTGGGTACAACTGTTCATACGTACCTGTCGATAGCCCACGTGCTTTCGATGAGACTATGTACATTCTTATGTGTGGCACAGGCGTTGGCTTCAGCGTTGAGCGTCATAACATTGAGAAACTACCTATTGTGAATGAAGAATTTCACGAGACAGACACAGTAATCAAGGTAGGTGATAGCCGCCCCGGTTGGGCCAAGTCACTGAAGGAACTGATTGCTATGCTGTACACTGGACAGATTCCTAAATGGGATGTGTCAGAGGTACGCCCAGCAGGTGCAAGACTGAAGACATTTGGTGGTCGTGCATCAGGCCCACAGCCTTTGGTGGAACTGTTTGAGTTTGTCATACAGAAATTCAAGGGTGCAGCAGGTCGCAGACTATACCCAATCGAATGCCACGACATCATGTGTAAGATTGGTGAAGTGGTAGTTGTAGGTGGTGTACGCCGTAGTGCATTGATTTCATTGTCTAATCTTAACGATGATCAGATGGCACATGCTAAGTCCGGTCAGTGGTGGGAGAATGAAGGTCAACGTGCGTTGGCTAATAACTCTGTAGCATACAAGCAGAAACCTGAGATGGGTACATTTATGCGTGAATGGCTGGCTCTGTATGACAGTAAGTCAGGTGAGCGTGGTATCTTCAATCGTGAATCATCCAAGAAGCAAGCAGCTAAGAACGGTAGACGTGATGCTGATCAGGACTTTGGTTGTAACCCTTGTTCTGAAATTATCCTACGTCCATACCAGTTCTGTAACTTGTCAGAGGTTGTTGCACGTGAAACTGATACACTTGTATCCTTGAAAGAGAAGGTACGCCTAGCTACAATCCTTGGTACATTCCAAGCTACGCTAACAAACTTCCGTTATCTGCGTAAGATTTGGAAGAATAATACAGAAGAAGAACGCTTGCTTGGTGTATCACTGACAGGCATCATGGACTGTGCTGCGCTGCACAAAGGTAAAGAAGTAGCTGACACACTTGAGATGCTACGTGTTACTGCCATTGAAGCTAACGCAGCTATGGCACAACAGCTTGGCATCAATCAGTCAGCAGCTATTACCTGTGTCAAGCCTAGTGGCACAGTATCACAGCTTGTGGATAGTGCTTCTGGCATCCACGCTCGACATAATCCATACTACATTCGCACTGTCCGTGGGGACAATAAAGACCCATTAACACAGTTCTTGATTTCACAGGGCATACCTAATGAGCCAGACGTAATGAAGCCCGACAGCACTACCGTCTTTTCATTCCCTATGAAGTCACCTAAGAACGCAGTGACACGCACAGGTATGACAGCCATTGAGCAGCTTGAACTATGGCTGACCTATCAACGTCACTGGTGCGAACACAAACCGTCAGTCACCATCTCTGTCAAAGAGAATGAATGGATGGCTGTAGGTGCGTGGGTGTACGAACACTTTGATGAGGTATCTGGTATCAGCTTCCTGCCATTCAGTGAGCATACATATCAACAAGCACCTTATCAGGACATTAATGCTGACACATATAAAGAGTGGGCAGCTAAGATGCCAAAGAATGTAGACTGGTCTTTGCTTCAGGAATTTGAAAAGGAAGATACTACATCAGGTGGGCGTGAACTGGCTTGTACTGCAGGTGTATGTGAAATAGTTGACATTGCTGCAGCATGAGTGTAGTATGGAAGAAAGGTGACGGGTGGGTACAACATAACCCACCTGCTCATCACCCTTGCAGAGAAGAATGGTTGAAACAGAAAGAAAAGGAGAAACAGGATGCCGGAAAGATTTAAACCAAATCCATACACAGGGAAGCCGATGTACTACAAGGACAATCCAGATTCGGTTCGTAAGCGTGACGCACAAAGAATGTACGTTAACGGTAAAGAGATTTCCAAGAAACATCCATTGCATAAGCCCGGACGATACAAGTCACTTGATGATGCATGGTCGCACGAACAGATTGAATCCACAAAAGAGGGCGAAGTCTACGCCATTGTTAATGATGCGTGGACAGGATGGGTAAAGGTAGGCAAAGCAGTAAATGCTGATGACCGTTGTAATGGATACCAAACGTCATCGCCTTTTCGTGACTACCGTATCATTGCCCGTCTTGAAACGGATAACCGACATAGTAAAGAGGCTGAGATGCATAAGATATTTCAGCACTTTGCGGATGAACGTAAGGGAGAATGGTTTAAGATTGATAACGTAACAGCCATAAAGATTTTCAACCATCAAACAAAAACATTGTTTGACCAGTTTAAAAAGGAGTTAGCTAATGCGGCGTAATAACCTGAGTAAATATGATGCTCCACTGCGTATCCAATACCAGTGGGGTTATGATGCGTTTAAGCGTGGTGGTAGGCTTGTTAAGAGAGGCAAGCAAATACTCTTTGAAGAGAACCGTCCTAACATTGACCCTAACACCATGCAATATAGAGAGTGGCAGCGTGGTTGGAACGATGCTTACTATGAGCAGCTAGAAGAGGTGCAGTGGAATGAATCTAAAGGAAGAAGCTGAACAGTGGATGAAGGAGAGATACATGAGTAATATTACAGCAACGGAGTATCAAACAAGGGCTGCAGAAACGGCAATATACCCAGATAATAAAGCACTAGAATATCTATCATTGGGGTTGACTGGTGAGGCTGGTGAGATTGCTAACAAAGCAAAGAAACTGATTCGTGACGGTGCGGATAGAGAAGACTATCATGCTAAACTAAATGCTATTGGTCACGAGATTGGAGATGTTATGTGGTATTGCGCCATGCTTGCTAAAGAAGTGGACATGAACCTTGGTAGAATCATGGAAGACAACTTGGAAAAACTTGCTGACAGG